AACGCCAGCAGCGTCACTCTTCATCGGCCAGGCAGCACATCCGTTCTTCCTGACCCCCATCTCGACTGCGAAGTCCCGCGTCCACTTAACACCGTTGTCATCGACAAAGGAGAAGTTTTCGTCGATCTTTGATTCCATTTCCGCAATCGTAGAAAACTCTTCCCACAGCTCGCCGGCTTCGTTCCTGTAGCAATAGACTGGCACGGTCAGCCTCCCATTCCCATCTGGGACATGTCGGGCTGCTCTTGGCCAGATGCAGCAAGTATCTTAGCCATTTCCTGATCCTGGCCCGACCTTGTGCCACCAGACTCGTTCCTGCGGACGTTTGTCCTGGTAGTGACCGGAGACTGGGTTGGCCTCTCGCCTGCCCCCTGCTGCTCTTCCGGCATCTCAAACGGCTTAAGAATCTGGGCAATCTCTGGCGAGTCGCTGTACTTGGAGATGATCTCAAGGAACTTGTTCATGTCTGGAGCAACGCCCTGCTGCTGCAACTGCGGTGCAAGTGGAATGATGAAGTTAGTCATTGTCTGTGACAGAGTCTGCAATCTCTCTGCCGGCGTCCTGTCTTGCATCGAGTATGGGGCAATATCCAAGTTGAAGTTCACAAACTCGCCTTCCCTCATCTTCGGCCCAAACTTGACGGGAACTGAAAAGTCGGTATTGGGGATGGTCTTAATCACCGTGGGTTCAGCGACGGGATCGTACCAAAGATAGTCTCCTAGAGAGTGGATGACCTTTCGGACTGCCTTTGTTGTCCTCTCCTGCATTTCGACAATCTTCATGGCAGAGGTTTGGCTGATCAGCTTTTCTTGACCAACCGTATCCGCAGCCTTCCCAAGTCCGCCCAGGCTGTCAAGGTTGCCGCCAAGGTAAGAGTAGAGATCCTTGAGTTGAATCATGAAACCAAGCGAAGCGTTGTCGATGCCGCCGAACTTGAGTTCTCTGGTCGCCTCTGGCCTGTCGGACCTGATCGTGTCTCCATCATTGGCCCTGACAACCCTCTTGCCATCTTCGTCAGCCCCACCGGCAACGACCGTGACAGTCTTCTGCCTGTCGGCCTGCCTGCCCAGCTTCCTGAACACCCTGTTGGAAAGCTCGTGCATGTCCAGAAGAAGCGATGCCGGCGAGAGTGGAAGAAGACTTCCAGGCACATCGCCATAGGACAGGTGGTGGTATGGCCCTACCTCTGGCCCCTCCCACTCAACCACCCTGAGTATCTTCTTGCCAGAGATGCCACCGTCGTCATCTGCCTGAATGGTGACGCACACGTTCTCATACGGAAGCCACAAGTCCCACAACTCGACGACCGGCATATATGACCTGTCTCGATACCAGTCGGTGCCGCTGGTCATCTGGGACAGTCTCTCGTCCCCGCCCTCGTTGTATGCCCTTGGCTCGTTCGCCTGGATGTCCTTGTTGCCGAACATCTTCGTATCCATGACCGCTTCATGGGGCAATACGTATCGGTTGCCGCAGAACTGGATCTCATCCCACCTGCGTGCAGTCATGTCCAGAACGAAGTCTTCAAAATCGACTACATCGGCAAATGGCTTACCGGAGTCGTGGAGATGACCATTGATTTCAGCCACGTTGCCTGGGGAAATCCCTACCTTGATGATTCCCAAGCCAAACATGGCATCAAGGGTCCACCTCTGAACCGTGTCCTCAAACCGGATGTCTTCCAGCAGTGCGTTGAGGGCAAGCTCAAATGTGTATGCCTTGCTTGCCAGTTCCGTGTCCCTGGTGGTAACAACGACTCGAGGTCGCCGTGCTGCCACCTGTCGCCGGTAAATGTTGATGGCCATTTCCAGCAGGTTGACGGGAACCTTTTCGTTGGCCCCGTCATCTGAGAAATTCGCACCAATGTATTGTTTGATTGCGTGGGTTCTCTTTTCCCTGAAGGGTCGCAACTTGGTGCGGGAGAACTCGAACGCATTTGAAAGTCTTGTCAGCTTTGTTTCGTCGGCCTTGTAGGGCATAGCCTCACCATTCCTGTAGTTTTTGTTTCTTGTCGAGGTATTGTTCCCTCCTCCAAAGCATACTGCCAACCGGAATTTCTACCTCGGCTACAGCCTCCCCCGCCTTTCTCTTTGTCATCCCCTTCCAACATAGTGCATCAGCGGTGGGTCTGTCACCGTGGTTTTCTCTAGCACCACTAGGATCTACCGGATTTAGCGACTTTGAGTGGGTAACCCACCCATTGGCAGAGAAGATGATTTCCCTGCATTCGCTGATCGCATTCTGGCTCCGGTTGATGAATTCGCCTGCTGTTAGGGCTCTACGGTACTCACTGTAGATCGCACGCTTCTCATCCTTGGTCGGCCACCAACCAGGCGTTGAAGTCTGAGTCTTCTTCACGCTTGCCTCATTGGTCCGATAATATATGTTCCTGTATCCCAGTTCAATTACCACATCACCGAAGCTACGCCCTGGTCCTGGGGCTTCCCAGATCAAATATGCCCCTTGGGGGTCTTCTCCCTTGAACCATCGGGCTAGGGCGACGGCATATCGGGCAAATTCATCGGGTCTGAGGCGTGGGGTGACCAGCTCGGCCACCTTTTCGCCCGTTTTACAGTCTCCGACGGACAGGGCTGAATTGGAGCTACCTGTTCCGGCTGCTATATCGCACCCAATCGCATATCTGCGGTCTGATGGCAGATTCCCGGCTGCATCTGGGTGGACCCACAAGTGGAGCTTCCCTTTTCGTTCCACGTGGAACCCATTGGGCAAGCAAATGCCAGAATCGTAGTCCAATTCCCCCTTGAGGTATGGAGGGCAGCAGTGTTCGGCGGATATGCGTGACAGCACCTGCCCATCGAAGAACTGGAAGTCCGAACCCGCGAAGTCGATATCGAGTTCTTGGGCTATTTCTTGGGGATGAGCACACCTCTTGCACTCCTTGTCGTACCAGGGCGACCGTGGGCGGTTGTCCATGTAGTACAGACCCTCTGCCTTCGCCGGGTGCTCTGTCCAGTGGAGGCTCAATTGGGATATTTCGCTGTTGTGGGCCAGGTCGTAGAAGGCGTTGCTGGTGCCCGACGGGGTAGAGTTGAAGATTCGGCTGTTGGTAGCATCTCTGGTGGACGCCAGAGCCCTGTAGCCGGCGTCTACGTCGAAGGCGGCGAACTCATCGAGTCCAATGGCGGTTCGCCTGTCGCCGCGTGCTACGTCCCCTGTGGTGCTCTCACCGTCAATCGTGGATCCATTGTCCTCATTGGTCATCCTGAGCTTGGTACGCGTCAGAGCGGGCATCAGCCAGCCTGGGAGGTGCTTGTGAATGAAGTCAATTTTCCAGAACAGGCTCTTGGGGTTGCCAATCTTGTCTACATAGTCCTCATTTCGGCTGACCAAGAGGAATGACTGGCTCGGATGGAAGTGCCATCTCCACTCAAAAACCGTCAAAAGCATCCAAGATGCCCCCATATCACGGCTTTTCTTGATCACCAGGTCCTTTTTGCCTATTGCCCCATTGATCTGGCTCAAAGCCTCGTCCTGAAACTCATAGGTAATGAACGGAATCCGGCCATTTCCGACCCTGGGGTCGTATGTCCAGCAAAATGTGTTGATGTAGAACAGGATGTCCCTCGCACACATCCTGAATATGTCCTTCGCCTCCCGCGTCCCCTTGCTCCCCAGCCTGATCATCTCTTCGCGGAACTTCAAATTGGCCCCCATTTCCTTGGGGACCAGATCGTAAAATGGAGTTGCGTTCAAATCCGACATGTGGTAAAGTCCATATATCCTCCCGTTCGTGCCGCCCCCATCGTAAAAGCCTGTTTATTAAATTACGCTTGGCGTGTTCGTAAAACAGGTTAGGGGGCGGCTTTTTCTTTCTTCTCTTCTTCCCTGGCTGCTTCAGATGCCTCACGCACCTGATCAATCAATGTAATTACGCCTTCACCATCATCGGCAAAACGAGCCTCCGCGTCCAATTGTGCCTTCGTCGGCAACAGCTTCACGTAAATCTGGCCCCAAAATTGGGCCTCTGCCGATGGACTACTCCGAACCCACTGTAACATCGCCCAAGACTCAGGGCTAGGAGCATCTTCAGGAACTGCGTCCGCAACCGCCAAATTGCTCGCAACCCACTCCACCGTCTTCGCCGTATTACATGTCTTCCCCCCAAATGACTCCTGACTCACCAGACCAGTAGCAGGGGGGGCATTGCCAGAAGGGGGTGAATGACCGTCCTGCAAACCACCACCACCCGCAGCTCCAGCGTGCCCACCCCCACTACTAGCTAATACCTCTCTAGCCGCCCGCTCCCAGGCAGCAGAACTCTCTATACCATCCGCCTTAAAACCCTCCCGAACCTTGATAAATTCGTCCCAAACGCCCCTGCTTATCAATTCAGCCCGCAAAGACTTCTTTGACTTCAATCTCGCATTCTCAAAATCAGACGGCACATGGTCCATATCGGCCAACCTCCTCGGGAAAGTATAATGTTGCCGCGCGGCAACGTCCCACAAGTGTTTTGGGTATCTGGATTTTAGGGGTAATGTAAATCATTACAAGAGAGGGTGGGGGGGTGGATCGGTTTTCGGGCTTTGTTAGGGTAGAGGTTTGGGTGGTCGATTGTTATCGGACCCCGTCGAGCTGCCACCATCGAACCCTGGATAGCGTCGCAGCTTTGCTCGAGTTGCATCGGTGCCGCGTAGGCGATTCGATGCCGGCACCTGGGCGGAGGGTATCCCCCACCATAAAAGCAACCAATATGGATATTTATTGTTGTTCAAGTTGTCATCAGTCGATAGACTCTACATGGCGGATTCAACGTGAACCCGCACCGAGTCAACCCGTCACGATGGAGATACACGCGATGGACGAGCAGGAATACCGCGAGGCTAGCGATATGGATCTAACCGCAAGAGATGCCAGAGCAATCATAGAGCAGCACCATTGCACGTGGCACGAATTCACCAAGGAATGCGGAGAGCATGCAACCTATGCCGGCAAAATCATACTGGACTGGCTCAACTACTAAATAACCCCAAGTTGTCACGATGGAG